GTTTTGGTTAGCTTTTACACAGGCTCAAGTATTAAGGGGGCTTGAATCAGTCAAAAAGACTCGTAATTTCTATCAACAGCCAATGCAAAATACACTTAAGCAGTTAAAATGGGCGGTAGATGATGAGTATGGCAAGTTGATACCATGCTCAAAGGGGCATGAGTATTTGATCAAATTCTTGATCGGTCGCATGGCAAACTTCGGATTTGCTGACAAAGCTCCTAAGCTTTCAAACTTGCCTGTAAGTTGACAGGCTTACATTCAAGCCCCCTTAATTGGGGGCTTTTTTTGTGCCTATTTAAGGCTTTGATCAGTTGCAAGTGGTACAGTATAGGTACCCATGTTTTTATGTCGTACAGGGGATCACAGCGGCTCGCATGGGTACCGCTGTTTTTACCCGTATATGCACAAGCTTTTCGATTTATTTTCGTCTGTATGGCGTTTTGTTTTTCCGTTGATAGTGGTACCCCTTTTTTTATATTGGACGGCTTACAGGGGCTTACAGGGGTACATCTGTTTTTATATTGGTCTGGTTTTTTGGTCTGGATCATTAAGAGGGGTACTGCCTTTTTTATATTGGTCTGGTTTTTTGGTCTGGATAAACAAAGGGGGTACTACTTTTTTTATAAAGGTCTGGTTTTCTTATTTAGAATGATTCCAAATAGGTAAGGGATAAAAGCTTTTAAATAATGGGATAAAAAAGATTAAAAAAAATGCAAAAATACTATTGACATATAAGTAAAAAGACTAATAATAGGTTGTAATTAATCAAAAAGATTAAGAAACAATAACCAAAACAAAAGGAAATAAAATGACAGACGCAAGTATCAAAAGACTGCTAAAAGCGGTAAAAGAAAAGATGAAGTCCGAAAACACTATAGGACATGGGCTAGGATCAATGGACGCTGTAAGGGTCTACAGAGAGTGGATAAAAGACGAGATAAACCACAATGGTTATCAATGGAAAGACTGGAGGTGTGCTGAAATACTCGTTCGGTTATCCGACAAGCTATCCAATCCGCAATATATAAGTGGAGTTAGCACATCAGCTTTTCACATTACGATGATTCAATGCTTCAGAAGAGATTTGATGGTTGGAATTTTCTACGACTGGCAAGAAAAAACAGTTGCTATTGATAAATTGCACAATGCACAAAACCAACTTGCAGAATTAGTATCATAATCAAATAAATAACAAACCAAACAAAAGAAAATAAAATGACAGACATAGACTATATAAAAAGAGACAAAAACGATTCGCTTGAAACAATGAATCAAGAGCTTACCTTTATGAAAAATGCCATTGATGATTATAAAAAGATAATTAGAAAAGAAATGGAGGGGCAAGAAATTATATATCGCAGGGATGATCATGAATGGATCAAGACCCATTATGAAAGATTTGAGTTAGCACGAGCAGAGGTATTAGAAAGAAAAGCTTACTTGCTTGGTTGCGAAGTTCACAATATCGTCACAGGAAAATAACAACCAAAACAAAAGGTAAAAAAAATGAAAATAACAAAAGAAAAACTAAAAGGCATTATTAGCCATTTAAATTATGTTACTGGCTCGCATGATGAGCCATACACGCAAACTAAGGACGAGAACGGACGCATTAAGCTTACGCCAAATGTCGGCTGTTATTTTTTAGCAGGCGGATATGGTGGCTATCAGATACAGCGTATGTCAAGGGGCGGTGGCTGTTCCTGCCCATTAGGCGAAGGATACTATCCGAAAGCTCAGCTAGTGCTCATGATTAGGGCTTACCTCAGCGGATACAATGACGCAGAACGCAAGCAAGCAGAAGAGTTACAAAGCTACAACGATTTGATGGCGAGCTAATCAATAAAGTTCAAGCCCTCACCTTTTAGGGGTGGGGGTTTTTTTGTGTCTCAGGTTCAGAAACAACGGCAAGGGGTACGCCTTTTTTTATTCATATTGATTCATGTATCCATTTTTAAAAATCAATACATGGAAAGGCATGATAAAGGGGTACGCCCTTTTTTACAAAAAAAACTTCAAAAAAAATATTGACATTTAATTATTTATGTGTATTATTATAAACAATCCTCAACAGAGGAGGACAACAACCAAAACGAAAGGAACAAAATGTGTTTAATCATACACAAACCAAAGGGTAAAAAAATACCCCAAGAGATTATCAATAGAGCTAAGCTAGTGAATCCGCATGGGTTCGGCATTACTTGGCTTGACGATGGCAAGACAGAGCGTACGACTGATTACAACAGTACAACAGTACGGACGCTATCAACAACCACAAGACCGTTAGTCTGTCATTTCCGCTACGCTACAGTAGGCAAGATTGACAGGAACAATGTTCACCCATTTCCAATCAATGGGACGGATGAAGTCATTTACTCAAATGGCACAGTTCAAGGGTTTGGCACAAAGACACAATCCGACATTAGCTGTATTGCAGAAGATGTACTGAGTAAGCTAGAGGATCACTACTGGTTGCCATTCTTAGAGCTCACCGAAACAAGATTCGCCATAGTAAACACAAAGCGTGGTACGGTCAAAAAAGTTGGGGATTGGCACACTAGAGGTGGCATTCATTATTCGAAGGCTAACTGTTTTCCGCAAAAATACAGGGTGGGCGTATATGGTACTCTTAAAAGCGGTTACCACAACAGCGACCTGTTAAGCGGTCAAGAACGGATTGGCGAGGCGGTCACTAAGGATCAATACCCATTAGAGGTTGACGGCTTGCCTTACCTGCACGAAGAAAAGGGGGTGGGTCACAATGTAGAATTAGAAATCTATGATGTTGATTTTGAGTGCTTACAAAGACTGGATCAGTTAGAGGGTCACCCCAATTTTTACAAACGCAAGGTTATACCAGTTCAGATGTATGATTGGAGCGAGACTTACGCTTGGGTCTACTTTGTGCAGAACCGATGGTTTGACGATACAAAGCCAGTCCATGAATTCTACCTGCCATTCTAAGTTTTTCGTTTGGGTTATTGGGAGGGGTGATCATTTTTTGATTGCCCCTCTTTTTTTTGCAGCTAAAATATTTTATGGGGGGTACGCCCTTTTTTATATATTTCGCAGCTAAAAAAAATAGTTCATATGATATTACCGCACGACGATAAAGAGAGAAAACAAATTAGAATTTATGATGGCTTCATGAAGTACTTCCCCAACGCTATTGTAGAGGTCACAAAAGTAAGCTGTAAGGGGAGCGACCAACATCACCCTAACCAAGAACTGCATTGGGATAAGGACAAGTCAAAAGAGGAGCTAAACTCGCTTATGCGTCACCTGCTTGAAGCTATGGAGACGGACGCAACAGAGGACTGGGCGAGGGTGGCATGGCGAGCGATGGCAAACCTGCAACGCAAGTGCGAAACCAGAGATGGGGGTACCCCATAAAATCTTTTATAAACAAATGATAACAAAAGACTTGCAATGCTCTGGTTTTCTGGTATAACAAGGGTCATATGAAATACCAAGAAACAATAAAACAGTACAAGCAATACACCAAGGATTACATCAAGAGATGCGATACCTTGTTAAAGGCGTTTGGAGATGTTCCAGAGCCCACCGATGAAGAAAGACAGCAAGTGTTTGATCACTTGATATCTACTAAGCAAATCAATACGGAGATGGTACAGCAGGAGATTAACTTGCTTTGTACCATTGAGTACGCAACGAACAAACATCAAGAACTCGAAAGGGAGAAGTTAGATGTTTAGCGACGATGAAGTTTATGTTGAGATAGTTGAACTATTCGCTGTGAAGCTACAGCCCCATTACACGGATATGGACATTGAATTAGAGGTGATCTATGGTGAAGAGGACTGCGAGTGCACGAGCGAAATGGGAGATCAAACGGTAACGGAAAAATGGAAAGAACACCCATTGTTGGACTTCTCCATTTTAAATATCCACACACCAAGTTGGGTTAATAGCGAAGAAGATCCAATTGAAGTTGATCCACTAAAACTAACTATGGAAGATTTGAAATTGATTAAATCAATGATTCCAGAATACATACCTTAAGGTAACCCTTTCTTTTTTTTAGAAAAGAAAGAAGAACCTTATGGTATTGATAACTTAAAGGAGGGTTCCTTAAGGAATAGGTACCCCAAAAACGCAAGTCAAGAAAAAAAACCAAATAGAAAGAAATAAAATGGAAATACATATAACATGGTGCACGGAAGATGTGCTTGAAACCGCCAAAGAAATGGGAGTTAAATTAACAACCGAAGAAGCCGATGATGTTTTGCTTACAGTTGAACACAATCACGATGCCTGTCATGGCATTAGTTGGGATAACATTGAATGGGCTATACAGGACTTAGTTACATACAGGGAAAAGGAGGAGAAGCAAAATGGATAAAAGAATAAAAATATTATTGTTGGTCATGGCTCCTCTAGGACTCCTTGCAGAGGACTACGCAATCGTTGCTAGTACATTGATACTAGAAGCAGGTGGAGAGTACGCTGAAGGGGCTATGGAGGCGGTTAATGAGGTTATTCACAACCGATCCATTAAACGCAGTATAACGCCAACAGAGGTATGCTTACAGCCTTGGCAGTTTAGCTGTTGGAATAACGGAAACACGGAGGGTCTTATAATCAAAGCACAATCTCACCCACGCTATGAAAAGGCTTTGAAAATAGTTAAGGGCGAAAGGACTAACTTAACAAATGGTGCTGATCATTATCACGCTGATTATGTTAACCCTTATTGGGCTGAATCAATGACAATAACAATTAAGATAGGTCAGCATATTTTTTATAAATAAATATTTTTGTTGACAAGTGTGAGAAATCTGGGAATAACTAAATCATGGACATAACAAAAGATAACGCTTACAGCGTAATGAAGGAACTAGAACACCAAGCGAGTGAGCTTGCCCTTGATGGTACTGACTACCTACAGGAAGAAATAGTTTCAGCTATACAAGTAGTTGAAAACAATAAAACATTGTGCCGAAAGGATGAAGACATTCTAAGATTCTTTGCCGATAAAAAGTTGACTCATACTTGGGAGGCAAACATAGATGGAAAAGTGGATTCTTGTCAGATACACAGGGAGGGTTCTTTTTTTCCCATAGCAGAAGTGCCTTGCGATGGCATTAACTACAACTCATTAAAGCACGCCATTGAATATATTATGGATTTAGAAGAGCTATAATGCCAGTCAACGGCTATCAGAATAAGTTCGACAAAAGCGGCAAAAACCGCAAGAACGGAGAAAGGGCGGAAGTTGGATTCAAGGACTGCATAAAACTTTTCTTCAATGGTTTTGTTAGGAAGACTGACATAGATGAAGAGCTAGATCACATTGACTACGAGTGCAGGGTAAAATTCAATGTAGATGTAAAGAGTGTAAAGGACTCAGAAACCATATGGATTGAACTAAAGAATGTTGGCGGCTACGAAGGGTGGCTATACGGTAAGTCAACTCACTTTGCTTTTGAGCGAGAGAACTATTACATACTCGTGAAGAAGGAAGATTTAATTGAGCTAGTAGAGAGGCTCACGGAGAAAACAATGGTAGATAGCCCAAAGGATTGTCTGTATAAGCTCTACTCAAGGACTAAGTTCGGCAGAAAGGACTTGCTCACCAAAATTAAACCCACCGATTTAAAATCAATACAACACTTATTCATAAGCAAAACATAACTATGGCTCATTTTTACAACTGCGAAGATTTAATAAACCCAGAATTTGACGAAAATGTGGGTACCCCCTTTCAAGCCAAAAAGAAAAGCAAAAAGATATACCCAAGCGTCACTACAGTTTTGGGGATAGTCAAAGATGAATTTTTGGACTCAATATATAAGCCAAGAATGATGTATGAGTTAACCCTGCAGGGCAAGGGGAGCTGTTGGCAGGAGATAGAGAGGCTAACATATGGGACTAGGACTCACCCAGAAACTGGTGACACAATATCTTCTTCGGAGTTCGGAACATCTGTTCACGAAACAATTGAAGACATGATTAACTCGCTGATATATGACCAGCCCAGAGATCTTCCACATAACTATGACTACGACGAATGGGGTACCCCTTTTTATGATTGGGTCATTGAAAACAACATAAAGCCAATTGCCTGTGAGAAACTTGTATGCAATAACAGAATCAAGATTGCAGGGTCAATTGATTTTATTGGGTACGATGAAGAGGAGAAGCTTTTCTTAGCTGATTACAAGTGCAGAACAAACACTAAGGGAAAGGCTAAGACCTACGCAAAGGACTGCGAGCAGTTAGCCATTGAAAGCTACATGATTATGAAGAACCACAAGCTTGATTACTTGCCTTCTTGTAGGTCAGTAATAATTGATTGCGATACAATGGGGCATCACCACAGGGTATGGACTCAAGAAGAGATGGAGTGGGGTATACAGAATGCTAAATACGCTAGTAAAATTTATTGGAACAAAAGAATGCAACCAAAAGTAAAATAATGATAAGATATAATTACGGAATACTGAAACTAGTATCAGAAGAAACAGGGGTACCACTAAAAATGATTCAAGGGCATTGCCGAAAAAAGGGAATCGTAATGGCTAGGGACTTATACATAAATATTTTGTATAGGGGCTTGCTTAAAACAGAGGACGAAATTAGTAAAACCCTAACAATCACAAGAGAAGCCGTTCACAGAGCCAAAGCTAGGCACAAGAAAAGGATGACTTCAAATAGACTTTATGAGAATTTTTACGGAACCATAATGGATACAGCAGGATATGCGTAGTGAACAAATACATAATAAGTTACAGCAGAGATGACATGGACGATAGTTATGTCGGCTCAACATCAAAGTGGGCTAAGGATCAAAACAAGGCTCTTGCAACAATACTAAAAAAAAGACCAGAGAAAGATGGACTATGTGTTTTTAAAAGAGGGGGTACTGGCAAAATTTTATCAATAACAAAAATAGACAATGAGTAATATAACATCAGACATAGAGCGTATCCAAACTAGGATAGAAATGATCCGAACAGAATCCAGAGTTCTTTCGCATAAAATTGAGCGTTACAATGAGCAGAGAAAAAGCTTGTCAGAAGAGAAGCGTAACTTAAAACAACTACTTAGTGATGCCTTATCTGTCGCAGAGAAAGATTAAAGAATATAGGGAGGAGAATAAGCCCTCCCGTTGTCCTATACTAAACATAAAGACGGATGATTGGGTGGTTGATCACGACCACCAAACTGGATTTGTAAGGGGCGTAATATCTAGGCAAGCAAACAGCTTAATAGGTAAGATAGAGAATTTTTATCTTGGAATGTGTAAGGGAGAAAAAAGAAAACTCCCCACTTCATTGGAGTGCATTTCATTCTATCTAAAGCATTCTAATACCAACCAGTTACACCATGTTGGGCTCAACCAATTGACAAAAAGATTTAAAAATAGATTGACAAGTGAAGAACAAGTTGACACTTTGGTTGACATAGGGGCGACTAAAGAAGAACTAAATGAGTGCAGTAACTCTAACCACCGTTCAAAACTTTTTCGTAAACTAACAAAAACCAAATATGAATAACGAAACAAAAAACAAAACCATACATACAAAACTCCAAGGGATACAAGCATCTCTTAAGGCTCCAAAGGGGCA